CTAGCCTATCTCACACATGTCACTCTCTCTTGAAACCCTCACAATTGGTGGAATTATTAACCAATAAAATTTCTTATGGCCAGATCAACAAGAAGCTTGCAAAAGTCAACATCTTCTGCCTGCATTTCTATGTCCTCAATTATTTGTGAGTAAACTGATTTGACTATTTGACCTCTTTCAATTATGTGAGAGATTTCTTTTAATTTGGTTCTATAAGGAAGTTTTAAACGCAGGTACTTGCATTCTCTAGACTGCTTTATGATAGACATTCTGAATTCCCTGACCGATATGCTTGGATCTGGCAAACTGACAGTCGTAGAAGATTCATCTAGTTCCTCAAATGCTTCTGATGAGCCACTTTCACTTCTTGCTATCTCAAAATCCTCTAGACCCTCCAAGAAATCGTCGAAGTCCTTTTGAAGACCTTCAAAATCCTCATCGTTCATCATATCCACTTCATGAACCTCATCATCAGGTTCGGCAGACTTTTCTGACTCAGATTCAGCTTCAAAAACAGGAGGTTGGTACACATATTCATCAGTTGTAGTGATTATGCTGTCAATCTCATCAAAAACCAGAAGTGGTATAATCTCTTCTGATCTTGTCATCGGATTTTTGTATTTTTGAAGCTTTATGATAATTTCACTGGATTCACTCAAATGGCTTTTGCAAATGGGCATTATCATATTCCTAAAGGATGATTCATCATCAAGGCAGAGGAATAGATTTGAATCAAATCTGATCAGACTGACATGCACATACTCAGGCTTAACGTCGAAATCAAAGTTTCTTCTTATATCATTTTCGTGCTTAGGCTGCATGTAGTAACCATCAACATAATGTGACTGATTGCTTTCCCATGACGTTGTTTTGAACGCTAGATTGGAGGTGACTGTCCTTCCTAATATTTTTTGAACCGTGTATTCAAACTTCGAGGATCTTTCAGCGCTGCTATGAGGTACAAACTTGCTTTTGCTAATCACATACTTGAGATTTTTCTTACCTTGCATGCCAATTAGTTCATTTGCTAAGAGCTCTCTATGATTGTAATTAAGCTCTCTCCAATCGCTAACAACTTTGGTTATGTCGATTATGCTTGTCTCGCTTGACAGTTTGTTCATCAAATCTGCTGGTCTGTCTGAAGTCTGTTTCGTCAAATTCCAAAGAGCAAGGTTGTTGTGAATTGACTGATAAATGGCGAGGCTCGTGTTTGCCACTTTTCGTTTGCCCGATATCAGCCTCATTCCCTCACAAAAATTGCAAACTATGCATTTTTGAACGTCACTCACTTGTGAGTCTTCAGTTGTAGTGGGCATCAGAATTTTCCCTCTATTAATGGTGAACTTTTCTGTTCTTGACTTGACGACTTCTATCGCTTTGAAGTAATCGTAAGGATGAATATCTGTGGTTCCACCTAAGCAAACAGGCAAATATTTTGATTCTATCTCATCGACAAACATCTTCCTTGAGCCTTCCACAGAGTAATCGATATGATAAGCAATCGTCTGATGTGACTTGTTGACGTAAACAGTGTCAAATGTTGGTTTGCCCTCTCTGTTCATCCGTAAAGCTTTCATATCAGACAAGCAGTTTTTGACCAATATTATCTCATCTGACAAACACCTATGATCGAAAAATGTTGAATAGGAACTCAGAGATTCAAAATCAACAGGCTTCAAGTAGTCTGAATGCGATTTCATTATTTCCTCTCTGCTTATTCTAACTTCGGGAAAGTAGTTTCTCAACTTTGGACAGTTGACATAGTAGAGCTTCAGATGAGACGGCGTTTGAGGCATCACAAACCTTACACATGTGTCGGAGTGCGATGTGTCCTCAACCATTCGACCTGGTATTGTCAAAATCAGCTTTAAAAGAGAATTTTTTGAGTGATTTTGAGACAAAGGAGCGAAAAGCATTGGGTCCATAGCCCTTATGAGCTCTTCAAAATGTCGATGATCTTTGTTTCTTCTGCTACAGAGATTTACCAAGCCCGACTTGCTCAGTTTTGGAACAACTATCTCAGTCCTTTCTTCTTGATCAAGTTTGACATCAACGACTATATTACCATTGTCATCAGGCAGCAGCCCTGTGAAGAGATCTTCAATTTTCGAGCAGACGTATCTTATCTCATCATCCTTCAATGAGGTCATTTCAAGCCCACTCACAGACTCCATGTTTTGATAGAACTTGCCGAGCATGAGATTTCTTGCAGGATTGACTCTTATTATGCCACCGAGTTCCAAAGGCACCTTTTGTATGTTGTCGAATCCAATAGACCTTGCTTGTTTAATCATTCCTCCCATTATCAAAACTAAGTGATTGTCTATTATATGTATCCAAGACGCACCTATGTAACCCAAACCTTTCCTCAACGCTTCTTTAGACTGCTCACAGGCCCAAGTTGCCATTGACGCATAGTCATAATCAAAAGGACATTCCACAAATGAGTTTCTTATCTTGAGCTCTGAATTAAAACATCCATTAACAGTCCTGTAAATTGAATTGAACTCACTCTTATGACCGCTTTTTGTAGATTTTTTTCTGTTTCTCGTTATGCCAGACATATTTTGTATTTTAAGTACGCAGTTTGTGTGTTCTGACATGTTTTGTATAGGAGAAAATCCTTCCTTGAGTGTTGCTTTCACAAACATAGCATAGTCATCAGACGTGTTAACAAAACTTATTCTAACTTTTTCTGACGTTAGAGAGTGCTCCTTGAAAACTGAGGTGGACAGATAAAGAACATCGTCTTGTAGCAAACCTGATCCTGAGCCAATGAGCCCTTGTCCCATACCTTGTGGATTTATCAAAAACTTGCAATCTGAGTTGAAAACCTTGTCGTCGCATAAGGAAAGAAAATCAGCCACAGGAGGTATGAGTCCACCAGCACCATCGGTCATGTTCATTATCATTCCATCTGGAAGCTTGAAGATTTTTTGAGAAAATGATTTGTATGTTGCCATGTATATCTTTCTCAATCCCTTGTTTCCAATTCTGCTGCAGAGATGAAAGGCGAGAACAAAAGAGAGCATCGATGGTCCCCACGAAGAGCAGTCAGCATTGTCGAAGTAAACTACGTCATTTTCACCCTTTTTGATTTTTGAGTACTCGTTGAACAGATTCTGAGCAATTGTGTCTTTTGTCTTAAGCTCCATAACATTTGAAATGGCTCCAAGCTTGTGATATGAGTCCCTAACTGCTCTAGCAGCTGATTCAAGACAAAAACAGCCTATTCTCATTGGTGAGTTCATAACATGTATCTCTCTGTACGAGGATCCTGAACCTCTTCCATTTTTGTGTATCGCTCTGCTTACGTACTGTGCTTTGTGAGTAAGATTGTGAATATGCGTAGGCATCAGACTCTCAGATGTGGTCAACAATTTTCTTATGTTGCTACTGTTTATTGTTCTTGATCTTGTTGGCTCAGACTTGAATTCAGTCTTCTCGATGAGTGATGGTATTGGTTTGTCGTCTATAAAATCACAAACATTTATTATGCTAGTCTTCCAGCACTTATCAGTTTGGTTTATCATAACGCTTTTCAACTTTCCATTTTCATCTTCAACTCTCATTTTCGTAGTTTTAAAAACAGTGTTGTCGTAAGTCATCGATCCCCTTGCATTGAGAACATTTCTAACTGTGAATTTTTCTTTGCATTTGTATGGATCTAAGACACTCTCATTCGACCAAAACTCACCAAAAGTCATCTCAAAGTCAGGGGACAATCTTAAAGTATTCTCCATAACCGACAGAAGTGACATCGATGGCAACGGTTTGTATTTACCATATTCAGATCTGACTTCGGATCTTAGCAGTCTTGAAAAATCAATAAAGTCTTCAACGTCAAAAACATCTGACCATCTGCCTTTTCCACAATCTCTGAACTCCAAACAATTCTTTATTTCTTTTATCATCGTCTTTGCTTCTCTGTAAACAACATTACTGTGCTCATGATAAAGGAACTTGCAAAAATATATAGCATCAAATATGTTGTCATCAGTGGGCAAGTAGGTTTCCTCATACGGCATCGCTATTTTCCAATTTGTCGATTTTGTAATGGACTTGTCAGACTTCTCGAAACCTTTACTTCTGAAATCACCTAGAAGATCTTTTTTAAATCTGCTGCTTTCCGCAACCTCCATGAATATGGTCATTTTGAGGCTTCTTAGATTGAACAATTTTGCAAACATATTTTTAGTTTTATAATTGTCATCATTTAGAAGCTTTTCAAACAGTTCGGAAGATCCTTCAGAAACACCTGTTGAGTTTATCACAAGGTATCTTATTAGCTCAGCTGAGTTTGAGAAGCTTGTCTTGTTGACCATCATTAGCCCGTATATGTAGAAAGGATTGATTCGTTTGGTGACCTCTTCAGACATCGATGATGCTCTTATGTCGTAAAGCATGGTGTACACACTCATGAATTTGTGATATGATATTACACCCCAGTTTAGCTCGTCTGGTGAGACAAAAATCATTCTTGTGCTGTGTCGATTGTGAGGAATTATTGCTAATCTTGTGTCTCTGATGATATCACCAACTGCAAAACATATCATCTCTTTGAGACTCTTGATGCTGCTTGCAAGATTGGCTATGACCAAAAATTTTCTTCTATGATCAACAGATATGGACACATTAACACTCTTCCCATCAAAATGAGAAGTACCTTTGTTCATTCTGAATTTTTTTATATTTTGAGCCAGATGTTCATAAACCATGCAATTGGATTCGATCAGTTCAGCTAATTTCGTGTTTTTGATGGATTTAAGAGTTTTCAACATCTCATGCTTAGAAACAAGATCAATTTTCTCTGATCCAAATGAATTCAATATCATGTGATCCATGTCTTTCCCGTAAGAGCTCTCTCCACCTTCTGAATTCCAATAATCTTTTTCTGATTCTAGATGTTCTTCGAGCTCATCAGCTGACAAATACGGGATGAAATCAAGCCTAGTCTTGTAATCAATGAGAGAACCTTCTTTGAATGTTATTCTGTATGTAGTGTTTTTCACATTGTTCGCCACAGACCCCGACCTGAGTTTCATCTCTATTTTTTTTACAGTGACATTGCTCTCAAACCCTTTTAATGCTTTGTAAATCTCAAGAGGAAAACCTTCTGACTTTGAGAGCAATTCAAGCATTTCTTCTTCTTCATTGAAATTCTCAGTTCGCACCGAAAACCTAGGGAATTTGATGCTAGGTTTAACTTGCATGGATTCAATTGTGTCGAAATGACCCAAAAGAGGGCTGCTAACTCCAATTGATTTTATAAGATCACCGTAACCGCTAGCGTTTGAAGCTAAGTGATGCTTGACATTTTGAATATGGCTTGGATCGCTTATTTTCATTTTCTCTTTGTGCTTGTACAATTCAAGATTCTGAGCTGAATCCAAACTTTCTGATACTATAGAAAGTAGCTCGTTTCGATGATCAGCATATTCACCTATCTTTGACTTTTGGAAAAAATTGATCATTCTCTCTGTGGTTTCGAACTCACTTTGAAAAGGAGTAGGGATGTCAAAAGTCATTTCCTTCTGAAGAGGTAAGATTTTTTCATCATAGTCATACCTAAGAACATTTCTGTAGACATCAGAGTTTGGGAAGATGTTGGAAAGCTT